CGTCGTGGCGCGTGCGCTCGATCAGCAGCCACAGTTCATCGGTGCGGGTATCAATGCCGACGACACAGGCACCGGAAAGCGCGCGCGCGTTGCCGCCCAGGAGAATACGCGAAAAACCCTTTAGCTCGAGCCGCGTTGCCGCATGGACGATAATCTGCCCATCGCCGCGCACGCCATAAAGCAGGGTATGCGGCACCCGCTGCCATGCCAGCTGCAGCAGTCCGCCAGCGGTTATGTGGCGGCAAGCCGCTGTCAGATCTGCCGCCACATAGCGATCGCTCGAAAAGTCATAGCCTGCCACGCGCAGCCGCCGCCCGCCGCGCTGCACGAAGATCGTTTCGCTACCAACTTGAACAGGCGGCACCGCTTCGCTGCCATGGAAGCTCTGCGCCTTTGACTGGATATTCTCGCCAGATAGCGCCGCGCTGGCATTGACCGCGCCGATCGCCAGCTCGCGGCTTGCCGTACCGACTAGCAGATCGCGGTCAGCTACAGCCCATAACGGCGGATCGGCTACATCGAGCGTGCGGCGAAAACCAAGATCAGCCGCCGTCAGCCCGCCGTTTGTCGTCGTCTCAAAATTGGCCTGTCCGCCGCCGTAATCATTCACCACGGTGCCGATCACATCGAGATCCTTGACGTGGATCTGGCGGCCGAAAGCATGCAGTACCAGACTGGGCCAGCCCCGCGTTTCGGAAAAGGCGGCGAGCGACCAGCGGTGCGTCGGCACCGAGGCCACGCTATCGGGCAGACGCCGCGCCACCGTGCCGGTTACCTGTGTCGTCGAGGTGAACCCGGTAATCGTCACCACGCCATAGAGATCGTGGGTATATTCCCAGAGAATGCCATAGGGCCCCTTGGCATTGAGCACGTCCATCTTGCCCTGGCCGTCGTAATAGGCCCCGCTTTCATGGCTCGGAATGATCGTGCCGGTCGCGCCTGCAGTCAGCGCGGTATAGGCCTTGCCTTCGGATCGCACGACTTCGCCAATGGCGATGCCCGCCATGCCGGGTTCCCACGCTGTGATCGTCGAGAAGTCTAGCGCTTCGATGCGGAATGCAGATCCAACATCGTTGGCATGAAAGATGGCGCTGCTCGATGTCACGGTCACACCGCCGCCGACAGTCAGTGTGCCGGCAACTGTTACCGTGATCGCTTCATCGCTGTTGGCATCGAGAAACGGCCCGTTTTTCAGCGTGGTGTTGGCATGGCTGAAAGTCAGCGCTGTTGTCCGCGTCAGCGCGGCGGGCTTGTAGCTGGCATGATCAATGTAGAGCCGGTCAAAGCTCTGCTGCGTCGATAAGCGGGGGCAATCTGCTGCTGCATAGGGCGTCACCACTTCATAGGCGACACCCGGCCCAGTTTCGATGCGGCCGCCATTGGTATAGAACCGGGCTTTCAGCGCGCCCCATTCGATCAGGTAATCCTGCGTGATCGAAAAGGTGAAGGTGCCAAGCCAGCTGCTCGTCGGATCTGCATCGCAGATATATTCGAAGCCCGGCCGCTTGATCAGCGGACCTTCATTGATCGCGACGAAGTTTTCGCAGGTCTCAAGGCCATAGGCATATTGCTCGGTATCGACCCGTCCCGACATATGCGGGTCGATTTCACCGCCGATGAAGGCAGTCAGCAGCTGGCGAACGGCGGTCACTGTCTCCAGTTCCCATGCCGTGCATCGATCCAGCTGCCATCGTCTGGCGCAATCGATGGATTTTCCAGCGCATCAACGGTCTTGGCCCGGCCGATCGCCTGCAGGTATTCTTCCCAGCAGGCGCGGCTGTCAAAGTTCTCGCCCGCCACCTTGCGGCCGCACTTCCATGCGAGCCGCAGGGCAAATGCCTCGACTGCAGAAGCGTCCCATGCCGCCATATTGGGCACATCGACGAGGTAACGAACATAGAGCGGACCCTCGCTGTTGCAGAGGATCGAGCTGCCCTCGAGCTGGTAATCATCGCGCGACGTCAGATTGAGCACTTCGATCAGGCGAAGGTTTTCCGCTGGCAACGGAAACGAATAGGCCCATGGATAGGGCACGCCTTCGGCGATAACTTCGGCGGCGAGATCGGCGCGGCGAGCAGCAAAATTCCACGATCCATCACGGATCGCGGCGCGGCGTTCTATGGCGAATACTGCCTTGAATGTGCGCGCAACCGTCCGGTCATCGTCGAGCGAGGTAATCCGGCTCGCAGTACCGATCCGTACTGCAGCAAGGTTGGCAACCTCGACTTCCGAGGCCACAGCTCAATCCCCCCGCCTTACAACGGCGGCCAGGGCATCTGCATTACCTTCTGCTTGAGCTCGTCGATCAGGAAAACCGCCTCGCCCTTGGTCAGATTGGTAACGTCCATGTTGAGCGAAAAGGTATCGGTCTGTGCTTCGGCCGCACCTGCGGCAACCACCACGTCTTTCAGATCGACCTTGCCGCGCTGGATGGTGAACTTTGCCGGAAATGCCATGGCTCGAATACTCCGTCAGAAACTTTAGAGGGTGTGGGGAGCGTCACTCCTCGACGCAGCTGCGCTCCCCACGATCGGCCCGGCCCCGAAGGTGGCCGGGCGCGAAACCATCAATGGATGCCGATCTTCTCGATCAGGAGCGAAGCGACGACAGCAGCCGCCACCACGCCCGAGACCTTGAGATAGATATCCTCGTCGGCCGTCAGCGGGCCTGCCGCGACCGCCGCCGACAGCGGACCGAGCGAAGTCGGAATGCCGGTAACGGTCTGCGTTACAGCATTGACGTACTTGCCCGGTGTCGCGATCGTGCCGACCGAAAGTGTCACCGCACCAAAGCTGGTATCGGTGAGCACCTTGATATCGGTGACCAGCTCGCCCTGGCGCAGCTTGCCCAGGTAGACGAGATCGTTGGCAGCAAGGGCATTGGTATTGTCCTTGGTTGCCACGATAACGCCCTTCTGCGCGCCCACCTGACGACCATCGCTTTTGAGCGATGGGATCTTCGTGCCATCGGCGACGCCGACCTGCTGCAGTGCATAGTAGGTAGCCATGGCCGATTATCCCTTCGCGTTGAGGATGATGCCGGACATGCCAGCTTGGGTGCGGCTTGCCGCGACGGTGACACCGCCGAACATCTGCACCGAACCGAGCTTTCCAGGCATCAGATCGAGCATGGTGCGCAGGCGCTGCCAGTAGTTGGCGATCACGCCGCCCTGGACCCAGAACGGCGTCTTGCGATAGCCGGAGCCATCGGTTGCAAGGGCCGGAATGGTGCCGAGCAGCGGGTTGTCGAGCTCGAGATAGACAAAGTTCCATCCCAGCAGCGACATAACGCGGCCACGGTCATCGACCATACCGCGATAGCTTTCCTTGAAGTCCGAGCTGGTCACCGGGATTTCGGTCAGCAGCGCGTCGTTGTCGTCGGCCGTCAGCACCATGAAGCGCGGAAGATCGAGATCGGCGTAGCCCTGTGCCAGCAGCTTGGTAGCTGCACGCAGCTTGGCGACGTTCATCTTCTGCGCACCGGCAGCGCCGCCAACGGTAACCGCTAGGGTCTGGCCGGCCGGGAAAGCCGTCGTGGTGGTGCCATCTTTGCCCGAAACGATCGAACCGTAGAAGCCTTCCAGAATACGCTGGTCACGGCCACGTGCAATCGTTGCAGCAATCGACATTTGCGTTGCCGATCCCAGCTCGAGCGAAGTGCCCAGCCGATCGGCATTGTCGATCAGATCGGCGTCGTACAGCTCGTCCGGCTTGGCCAGCCACACGCCATCGAAGGTGCGATGATTGTACTTGGTATCACCGTGGCGCTCATTGGCGACTTGCGGGGCGACGTTGCCAACCAGATCCTTGATCTTGATCTTTTCGGCGCTGGCATCGTCCTGCAGGGTAACAATGCTTTCCAGCTTTGAGCTGGTCTGCTGCAGCACGATTTCGAGATTGTTCTTGAACTTGACCTGCATTGCAGGAGTTACGTTAATGGACATGGCGTTTGCCCTTCCACAAAAAGGTTGAACCGATTTGCGAAGAGCTAAGGGGCGAAACCGCCCGGCCCGTCTGACGATATGACGCCTCGTGTCGGCGGCTGCATCCGCAGCAGGGCTCGGGGCGACCACTGGAAAACCAGATCGGCTAAGCCAAGACTTGATCCTACTGGCCGGGCCCGACTTTCAAGATCGGAGCACCGGCTTTCGGAAGGTTGCAAAATGAGTCTCGCCGCAGAAGCTGTCAAGCCCCCTTAGAGACCGGCCGCCGCTTTTCTGTTGGCAGCTTCACCTGCGATTGCCACAAGCCTGTTATACTTGGCGTTTTCCGGTGATCCCTTAACCGTTATTTTCTTCGATATAATCGGATCAGCCTTCATCGCGTCGATATCGGCCTGCGCCTGATCGCCCGAAACAAGGAACCGTTGACGGCCGCCAGCATCGAGCAGCACGTCCTCGCCAATCCCTTCGCCCAGCTTTGACAGCGCATCGAGCGTGCGCTTGGCACCAATGCCCGCCCGGATCGCCAGCACTTCCTGATTGGTCAGGCCCAGCGCCTCGGCCCCGCGATTGACCGCTGCCAGTTTGGCTGCAGATTTATCGCCCTGCTCTTTCGCCCAGGCAGCGCCATCGGCTTTGAGCTGCGCATCGCTGCCGGCAACCGTTTCGAGTTGTGACTGAATGAAATCATTTACCAGCCCCTCGAACGCAGCTTTGGGCAGGCCGATCTCGTGCGCCTTGGCGGCAAGCCGCTGGATCAATGGAGTGTTGAGCGGTACGTCCTGGTCATTGGCATCCTTGACCGGGGCAATCGCGTAGCCTTCAGCAGTTTCCGGCACGCCTATAGTCGTACGCCATGCCGTGATTTCCTCGGCCGTGGCCCCTTCGCCAGGAACCTTAACCCGCCCGCTTTCGCGCAGTGCTACCTGATTATCGCGGGCGATCTTGGCAAGGCCGTTGATATCCTTGACCCCTGCCGCCTTGGCCCAGTCGCGCAGACTTGGCTTGTCGCCATCGATGGCATCGGTCGAAAGTCCGGCAAACCAGTCAGGATCGGCTGCGCCACCTTCGCCGCCCGCACCTGCACCGCCTTCGCCGCCTATGCCACCTTCGCCGCCCGCACCGCCTGCGCCACCTTCGCCACCCGCTGCAGCACCAGCAACGCCGGTCAGCAGATCAGCTACTCCACTTGCGCCTGCATCAGCGCCTTGTCCTTCAATTGCCATCGTCGAGCTCCATTAGTTGGCGGACTTCATCTTCGTCCAGGTTGAGAAAATAGGCGATCCTGTCGAACACTTCGCGCCGCCCTGCGCGGCGCGCCATTTCGAGAGGATCCTTGTCGAACATCGAGAGCCGCTTGCCCCCGCAAAACCGGTTGAGATCGGCGAGCACATACTCGCCAACCCGCCGCAGATCACCGTTTTCGCCACGGAACAGCCAGTTGAATGGCCAGCCGATCGGCAGCACGGCCATGGCGAACAGATCCTTGAACGCGCGCGACAGCAGGACAGCGCGCGTTCGCAGTCGGTTGGCAGTCGAGGCCATATCAGGCGGCCTCGCTCATCTGGTTGCCCTTGGCGATCTTCTGGTAGGCATCGGCAGCCTGGTTGACCTGCTCGGTCATCGCTGCCTGCTGCTTTTGCTGATCGCGCTGCTGGCGGATCGCCGCGACTTCCTTGGGATCGCGGACATAGCTCGGCTTGACGCCGATCTCGGCGGCAAGGCCCGGAACCATCGCATCGGTATCGAGATAATCGAACACCGCGCCGCCATCGAGCTGTGCCATCGGCGTGATCGCTTCGACAAAACGCAGCGTCTTGCTCGTGCTTTCTGCCCGCGCCATTTCGGCCAGCTTGTTCTCGTATTCAATCATCGGCCAAGCCCCGGCTTCCTTGACCTCGGGCGGCATTTCCTCGAGCTGTCCGGCGCGGATCGCCAGCTCGAGCTCGCGCTGCGAGACCGGGTGCTGCTTTTCCACTGCCCAGCGCGCCGCATAGGGCCGCACCAGCACGCCTTGCTTGCCCATGACCTCGAGCACTTCGGTTGTCGTCATCCGTGAATTGGGATCTGTCAGGATCTTGTAGAATTCCTCGAGGAATTCAGTCTTGACCGTCTGGCGCTCGCGCTCGGTTTCGTTTTCGGCATAGGGCAGGCCAGCCTCACCGCCCGGCATGCGCGCGACCAGCGGCCGGCCCATATCATCGACCATGCCGGGATTGAGCCCGCCCGGCCGCGTGACCAGACTGGTTACACCATCGTCGTTGTTGAACAGCAGCGCCGGATCGACTGCCTTGTGCGCTGCCCGCAGTGTCGTTTTGCGCATCGCCTGCAGGCCCATGATCGTCGGCATCGTCTTGATCGCCGGACTGCGCCCGTAGATCTCGCCCGGACTGGTCGAGTGGCGCGATACCGAGATCGGCATGGAATTGTAACCTGCGCGCTTGACGTAGATTTTCTCGTCGAGCGCCAGCCACCGCGATGAAATCGGGAACCGCCGATGATCAAACTTGTCCTCGTCGCGATCGCGGTTTGGCGCGATCACATGGATGACCTCGAACGTCGTGTGCGGCTTTTTGTCCTCAATCGCCTTCTGCATTTTCGGTGTCAGCGCGTCGTAGCCGAACATATCT